ACCCCATAGGCCATCTCGATGCCGGTGCCCTCGATGAACTGATAATCCGTCGTCTCGCGGAAGGTGGGCTTGGGCATCTGGCCCCACGGCATCGCCACTGCCGCCTGGCCGCAGAGGAACACCGGCGCGACACGGCTGGAGGCGTTGCCGCCGGTGCCCAGTGTCGTCCAGATGTTGGTGACGAAGTCGTCGATCTCCGGCACCTCGCGGATGATCACGCCTTTGTAGAGCAGATCTCCGTCCTGGTAGACCGGGTTGTCGTCCATGCCGGCATTCTCGCGGGCGCGGGCGGCAATATCGATCGACTGCAGTGACGCCGACATCTGCAGGAAGTTATTCGACCCGCAGAAGGCGACATAATACTGCCGCGCGCCGGTCTGCTTGACCATGAACGGCCTGATGCGCGGCTTGGCCTGCTTCGCCACATACTTCAGAAGATTGATCGACGCGGTGACGAACGTGTCGTTGGTGGTATCGACATTCTGCAGCGCCGTGGCGTGGGTGGCGACATAATTGCCGAGCGCGTTGCCGTACAGCACGCGGTCGGAATTGTCCGAGTTGAAGGTATTGCGCTGCGCGGCGGTGGCATCCTCGTAGAGAATGCCGTTGACGCGCTGGCCTTCGTCGGATCCCAGGCCGACCGGCTGCGACTCGGAAGGCAGCGCCATCATCGCGGCGATGATCTCGTCGCGCTGCAGCTCCTTGCCCCAGTCGGAGAGGAGCGGCTTGGCCTCGCCGAAGATGTCGGCCGAGTCCTTCTGCTGGCTCGCCTTGTTGGTGGCGACGGCGTTGCGGGCCCAGTCGATCCAGGCGCGCATGCCGTAGTCGTCGATCGCCTCTTCGTTGTCGGTCAGGGTGCCGACGCCTTTGCCGGTACCGGTGAGCCTGGTGACGATCGGGCAATTGATCTGCTCGCCGCCCTGCTTGAGGTCGTTGAGGCGGCGAATGATCGAGGTGATGTCCTCGCCCATGTAGGGCGAGAACGGATTCTCGCGGAAGAACTCGCGGGTGATCTCTTTCTGGAAGACGATCAGTTTGTTGTTGGTCTGCGGGGTAGTCAGTGCCATCGGGGCTTAGTCCCAGAACGGCGGCCGTGAGCTCAGGGGCCGCGCGTGGCTTCTCGGAACAGCTCCGCGTCGGTCAGCGGCACCAGATCGCCGGCGCCATTGGGCGAGGCGGCGGACGGTGCGCGACTGAGGGACGGCGGCAGCCGTGTGACGGATTGGGGACGTGAGCCGTTGCCGGCGGGCATCGTCTCGGCCTTGATGGCTTCGACGACGGCCTTGCGAAACTCGGGATCCTTCAGGAACTCATCGCGCAGCCTGGCCTTGTAGGCTGCGGGATCGCTGCCGAACTCCTTCATGGCCTGCTCGCGCCTGTGCCAGGACATGAGCGCGCCATAGGGGTGCGACGCCTGCCAGATCTGCTGCGCCTGCAGCCGCATGGCCGGGTCGAGGCGGACTGCCGTCTCCAGCGCCGAGAAGGCCTGGGCGACGGGTTCCTCGCCGTACTTTTCCACCGCCATCATGCGCGAGAAGCCGTCCCGCTGCAGCTCGAGCTGGCGCTCGAGCGGTGCGGTCTGCTGGCGCGCGATGAAGTCGGCGTGGCCTTGCGGATCGAGCCACGGGTCGGGAGGCTTGGGCGCCTCGCGCGGCCGCTGCAGTGCCTCGACCTGACGGGCGAGCTGCTCGACGTAGCGACGGGCCTCGTCGCGATCGCGCTCGGCGTTCTGCCGGCGCTCACGCTCCGAGAGATGCTCGCTGAGCGGGACGCGATGGTCCCCGCCCGTGGGCTCCGTCGTCGCCGGCCTGTCACCACCAGGCTGCGCGGTCGTGGCGGGCTTCTCGCCCGTCGCCGGCACGCTCGACTTGCCGGTGAATTGACCGGTCGCCGGATCGCGGCCCTGCTTGCCACCGGTGTCTGCCGGCGGCGTCTCGGCTGGCTTCTCGGCCGCTGCAGGCGGCGTTTCCGCCGCCGGCTCGGACGAGATCGCGTCCTGAAATAGTTCCTGATCGGTTTCGCCTGCCATGGCGGCACCGTCCTTTCGCGTATCGTGCGATTTACGAATCGGCCGTTGACGGCGGCCGTGCCGAAGCGGGCTTGATGACGGTCGCCCGTGACCGGTCGCGTGTCGTGCGGCGGACGAAAATCCGATTAGACTGGAGCCGGCGTCCTTCGAGACTGCAGAACCTCTCGGGGTCGCCGGGGGCGCGTGCGGTGACCGCCTCGCGCGCCCCACTTAAAATTCAGCGCCTGCAGATCAAGCAACCTGACCATTGCCCGGTTGAGCCGGCTGCGCCGGCGGCCTGGGCGCCAATTTGAGCGCCGCCTGCCGCGCCTGGTGCAGCGCGAGTATCTCGGGCGGAATGATGATCCCGGCCTGCGCCAGGAGCTGGGCCTGCGCCTCGGGCGCGAGGTCCGCGTAGTTGATCGACTTGGACGGCGGCTTCTGCGCGTTATCGTTCGCCGTCGGCGCCGGCGGCGCCTCTGCCGGCTGCGGCTGCATGCTCTGATGCGCGTCGGCGATGTTCTTGACCGTGTTGGACTTGGTCTCGTCGACCGCCCCCGCGTTCTGCGCGAGCTCGATCTGTTTCGCCTGCTCGACCGCCGGATTAGGCTGCTGCGAGGCGCGGATCTTGTCGCGCATCGCCTTCTTGACGCTCTCCTCGATGGGCAGGAGCTCGAGCCAGACCTCGGGGAACTGCATGGCCAGCGCCTCGGGCAATTGCTTCATCGCCTCGTAGGCGTCGGCCTGCATGTTGATGGTGTCGGGGCCCTCGTCGAGGATGATGTCGACATCGAGCGCGCCGACGGCATTGACCATCACCGGCTGGCCGGTGTTGGGGTCGAGGCCGACGCCGTTGAGCTGGACGAACTGCGCCAGGCCTTCGTTGTCGGTCACCCGGATCCAGCGCTCGGCGGTCCAGAAGTGCTGGATGGCGCACCACACCGCGCGGTAGACGCGGAGCTTCCATTGCCGGTGGCTGACGATGAACGGCCCGAGCTCGGCCAGGCCTGCCTGCTGGTTGAGCGCGATCGCGCGGCCCGAGGAGGATCCCGGCGCCTGGCCGACCAGTGCCTGGTTGGGACCGAACTGCTCGATCTCGTTCTTGGCCTCGGTGGTCAGCGCGACCTGGCCCTCGAACTCGGCCTGCGATTTCACGTCGTCGAACTGCGGCACCTCATCGCGATAGATGATCACGCCGTCGGGGCGCACGGCTTCGCGCCGCGTCTGCTCGACATCCTTGAGCGTGCCCTCCTTGGCGATCATCCGCCGGCCGAGGAGGTTGAACAGCGACTTCGAGCGGCGGTGATTGACCTCGTCCTGCGCCGACTTGAGGTTCCGCACGAAGCCATAACGGTCGCCGTCGTGGTCGATCGCGGCCGCGAACATCAGGTAGCGGCAGATCGTCTGGCCCTTCTCGTCGCGATAGGGAGAGACGCCGCGCGCCAGCATGGTGTCGCCCGAGTACAGGCACCAGCACCAGTCGCCCTTCCAGCGGTACCAGTGGTCGACGACGCGGATCTGGCGCGAGGTGACGTTGACCCACTTGGTGGAGCGATCGCGCGTCGCCTCGGAGGTGAACTCGCCGCCGGTCTCGATCAGGTTCCTGATCTTGTCGCCCATCTCGGGGAAGAGCTCGGCGGCCGACTCCTCGTCGAGCCATTTGCAGATGCCCATCCAGCGCGCATCCGAGTAGTCGTTGCGGAACGAGCGCGGGTCGTAGAAGAACAGGTCGTTGTCGACCTCCTCGAGGTCGATCTCGGGATCACCGTGGTCGCCCTGCACCAGGGACAGCGCGATGCCGCCCTGGCCCTCGGTGGCGGCATGGCGTGCCGCCTCGGGGCTCTTGCCCTCCCAGTTGGAGACATCGAGCGCATAGCGCAGTGTCGCCGTCGCTACCTCGGCGCCCTCGGCATGCTGCGGCGTGCGCGGGTAGGCCTTGGGATCCTGGCGCAGGCGTTCGAGGAGACCGACGACGCCGTCGACCTTGCGGCCGATGCGATTATAGGTGACGACCGGCTGCTTCCGCTTGTTGAGCTCGGCAATCTCGGTCGATGTCCACTGGTCGGCGTGATAATAGTGGCGCGCCGACCGCTGCTCCTTAATCTCATCCGACTTTGCGCCGAGATAATCGAGATACTGTTTGCGAAGGGTAGATATTGCCGGGCCGTCGGTCGCGCCTGTCGGGCCACCGCTGCCGCCGACCGCCGGCGTGACCGCCGACGGCGCTGGCGCGGACAGAGGCTGACCGTAATCGGCCATGGGCTACTCGTTGGGCGCCTTGGTGATCGCTTTGACCGCCCACATGGCGGCGGTCTCGTAGTAGGTCATGGCGACCGACGCGGCGCGGGCGCCGGGATGCTCGCGGTCGAGGGAGATCGCCTCGAGCTGATCGATCAGGTCGGCGGTCTTGCGCTTGACCCGGTCGACCTCGTCGCTGCCCGACGGGTTGAATTTGACGCCGACGCGGTGCTGGCCTTCGGTCAATTTTGTCATCGACGCGATTTCCCCTTGCTGGTGGTCTTCTTCGCCGGCGGCTT